TTAGAATATCGTGTTCGGAATCTGTAAGACTTTCTGTACCAACAATTAATGCAGAGTATGGGTCGCCAGGTAGTGTTCTATATACTACAGCAACCTTTCTGCTGTTTGATTTTAATTTTCCAATATGCTTAATAGCCATAATTTTCTCCTTATGCAGGTTCGCCGGATAACGCCGAAGCCGCATCAGCACCATCTACAGGTTTTTCTGCAGGTGCTGTTGGAGCCGCTGTTGATTTCTCAGCCGCTTTGGCCGCGTCCGCTTGTTGTTTTTGTACTGACTGTAAGAACGTATCCAACTTGTTATAAGTTGTGCCTACAGCCGCCAATTCGTTTGCTTTGAATGCGCCACGTTGTGTAGCAACATCAATAATAGTTCTAAGAGTGTTTAGATCTTGAACAGTTAAGTCAACTGCACCGCCTTCTGCAGGAGCGGCTTGTTGAGGTTGTTTGTTATCAGACATATGTCAGTTCTCCTTTTTTTGTAATGTACATACTTAATTACTTATTTGTATTTTAAAAGAGGACACGCCAAAGCGAAATATGAAAGTTCTTTAGGGTCCTCAAAACCGATTTTTAATTTGTTTTGGATAGAATTTGAGTCGTTTATGTTGACAGTTTTGCCTACATAGTAACGACTTTTACAATGACTTGTAATCCAATTTACAAGTGCTTTTTCTAAATTGTAATTAGGACTCATTTCAATATAATTCAAATGAGGACCGGGATAATCTAATCTCCTAATTCCAAAATAGTTAAGCGGATTTGGCTTCTTCATAGTGTGTACTAATCCCAAACGGTGCTTCGAGTTGTTTATTATGATGTGAGTGAATTACAAATATTGTATCACAATAGTCTGCATCACCCCACGAGTCCCAAGTATAACCGTCTGTGAACATAATAAACTTTTTAGGAACAATGTCGTTTTCTTTCATGTAACGCCAGTTACACATAAAATCAGTACCGCCACCGCCTTGAATTTCATAACTTAACAAGTCGTCAGTTGACGGGTCAAAATCTTGTTCGTTATAAACTTCTGTATCAAAACACCAAATTTTAATTTTGTAATCTTGGTATTGATCCATAATTCCTTTAACTTCTCCTAAGAAATCTTGTGCTTGATCATTACCAATTGATCCAGACATATCAATAGCAATACACAAATCAATTGTGTCTTGGAAGTTTAAGCCTGGAAGTATAGCACCTGTGTGCCAACCTTTACGTGATGGACGACTAAATGTAAAGTCATTACGGATAGTTGACTGAATCTGTTGCTGAAGCAACTCACGCCAGTTCATTTTAGGTTCGGTAAGTTCTTTAATCATACGCTGAACTTCTTTAGGAAGATTATCAGCACCAGCACTTTGAGCCGAACTAATCATAGACTCTTTAATTTCGTCACGTATCTTACGTAGTTCATCTTTACTGTAAGAAGGTTTATTACCTTCTTTTTTACTGTCGCCTGAATTGTTTGAAGGACTATCACCATCTTTCTGTTCCCAGTCAACGTGTTCGTCAAGTAATTGACCCAATTGTTTTAATTCTTCTTCATCATATTTGTTATAAATCTCATCATAGATTTCTTCTGATGACATAGGATCGTATTTAAAGTCCTGGAAGATATCAATGTCTGCAGGCTTCTCACCAATCTTATCACGAACAAGAATATTGTTAACTTTATAGTCTGCCGCAATATTATGAATTTGCGGATCACGTTTTTCTCTACGACTCATATGATCGTAAACGCAGTGTAGAATTTCGTGTGCAATTACAAACTCAATATTCTTGTTTGTAAGTGTTGAAAAGAATGCAACATTATAAAATAAGTTACGACCGTCTGTAGCGGCAGTTGGGCACCAGTCTGAAGCATCTACAATCTTAAGACGTGTAGCCATGTTACCAAAAAATGGGTGACGTAATAGCAAACCTACTCGTGCAACAATAATACGGTCGAGAACTTCTTTACGCATCTCATCCGTAATTTCAATATCTACTTTTTGTGCTTTTTCTAAAACTGTTGTAGTTGCCATTTGTATTCCTCAGTGCCTTATTATGTTATTATTATAGTATATTTAATGATAAAAGTCAACCAAAAAGATAGGGGCGAAATACCAAAATATTCCGCCCCTATGTGTATTACGAAGCCTGTGCGGCAGTTACGTACTTGCCGAACTTCTCATGGAACTCATCAAAACATTCAACTTCATCTGGATCGATTGGAAGTTGGTATTGGGTAAGAGCAAGTTTAATGCCCATTACAACCAATTCTGTATCGAAATTGTCCATTGCAAAACGTAAGAAGTTGTTAACTTTATCGTCAAACTTCTTGTCGTTTTTATCACTGGCTTCTTTCAGTTCATAGCAGAGTGAAACAGTCAAGGAATACATGGCACTGATTTCTCTAGTTTTCAACTCCTTCACTTTACCTACCAAAATATCTGAGGGATTTGGTAGTTGTGATGCCATCTTACGATGGGCCATGAACTTCACAGCAAGGCCTTCGCCTACTGCACCACTGACCAAATCGGTAGTGGTATTCTCATCATCATCGTCTTCGAGTAACTCGGAAACAAATGACCAAGAACGCGGTGTTGCAAAAGAACGACTCGGTGACTTAGGATCAAAGTCATATAAGTCTTTTTTGCTATAAGTTAAGTAACCTACAACATCAGTGTGGATGTTGTTTTCAGTTGCCCACGAAAACCAATCGTCAAAGTCAACTTTAAGTTCTAAGTGAACAAAACGATTAGCCAACGGAGCAGGCATTCTATAAGTAACACCTTTATCAGCGTCTCGGTTACCAGCGGCAACAATTAAAACATTGTCTGGCAATACATATTGTCCAACCCTACGGTTAAGAATCAATTGATATGCCGCGGCTTGTACAGCCGGTGCCGCAGAATTCATTTCATCTAAGAACAAAATAATGTTCTTGTATTTCTTTGCCAATTCCTTAGTAGGAAGTTCTGCTGGCGGTGCCCATTTCATGCAGTTGTCATTTGCCGCATAGTATGGAATACCTTTAATGTCAGTAGGTTCCCAAAGTGACAAACGAACGTCAATAACGTGAGCGTCTAGGAATTCACCAATCTGGTGAATAATGTCTGATTTACCAATACCTGGTGCGCCCCATAAAAATAAAGGACGTTTCTTTTTGAATGCTCTAATAATACTCTTTTTAGCATTATTAGGACTTACAGTGCGACTTGCGATGTTTTCCATAATGTACTCCTTGTTTCTCAGTGCCTTAGTTAATTTCTAACTATGTATATAGTATAGCATCACTAGGATAAAAGTCAAGAGGTTTTTTACCTATTTTGGTAAAATATTTGGATTAAGTTAGTTCTTCGTCTGCTCTTTTAAACGCTTTAGTTAAGCCATATTTCTTAACATCACCGCTAAAAAGGTGTAATTCGAGTGCTTTCTTTTCATCAAAAACACTGATATGATCTCTACCTAACCAATAAGGACAGGTAATAAATTGGTCTAACCAAATTACTGTATTAGTTGTAAGTGTGAAATCTTGTGGAAAAGGAACATCATATGATTGTAGATCTAACTTTTCTGTAAGAAACATATACCCCTTGTCGGTTAATCTTAAACCACCAACTTCTTTGACTCTAGTATTTTGCCACCACACAGGCATATATTGTCTAAGTGTGGCTTCGGTAATACTAATGTCTGCTTGTTTGAGAAAGATTTTGGTATATGTTTCTTTCCAGTTCATTAGTCGTTTGCTTCTTTTAAAACAGCCGCATCATAATCTTCGCGACTTACAATTCCTTCACGTAAAAGTTTTTCTCTGTTAGCCATGTGCTTCATTTGAATTTCTTCTTTGCTACCGCCAAAGTATGCTACGCAATGTCCTTCTTCGATCATTATATCTGTAACCATACGTCCGTCGGGTGCTACAAAGTCTCCTAGGATACGTCCAAACTTGCCTTTCATGTCTTCGCCGTTCTTGTTAACTTGTGTTTTTAGGATTGCTGTTTCTCCTAATAGTTGAGCAAGTCTTCCTTTTGCGGCTTTGCCAAATAACTTTTCTACATCATTTGAAGTGCGGCTTTCTGGTGTGTCAATTCCCATAATACGAACTCTTTCGTCTTTTAGCCATACTCCAAACCCTAAATCAATATCTACGTCAACGGTATCACCGTCAATTATTTTTGTGACTAGCACTTTATACTCGTACATTTTGCCCTCCGTTTAAGTACGTTACTCTGTTACTTCTTCCCCCTGGGTAAGTTTAACAACTGTAAATTCGGTTGAATTAAATAAATCGTTTAATTTTTTTGCTAAGTTATGAGCGTGTCCTGGGTTTGAAAAAGAAACTTTTTTATACTTAGGCCCTGGAAAACTAGAAAGTGAATTCTGTGTTTTTAAGTTAAAAGGTTTGTTTTGATAGAACACCGCCCAGATTGCTTCAGCCATCAGAATTTGGTCAGACTTGTAAGTCTTCTTATCTATGTGTTCTAACAACACTGTGGGTTTAGGTCTACTCATAATAATATACGTAATTTCCTTATTAATAAACTACGTATATATTTATCTTTTATGAGTCGGTGATTGTAATGTTAAATGCTGTAGTTATCCTAGGTACATCGTGTTTTTGTACTGGAATACTATGGTTTAGGTAAGGAGGAAAGAACACCATATCGCCTTCTACGGCTTCTGCAATACATTGTTCTTTAGGAAAATTTGTTGGTAAGTTATCAGCAATAGGAGTTGGTTGTGTACTTCTTATGCCGTTGCTTTCTGAGTTATAAAATATAGTAGGTGTGTGTACACTTTCGTCAAACTTAACATAATGTACTGCACAAAACTGTATAGTACGTGGACTTGAAAGATGATTATGTATTTCTCCAAAGCCACCTTTTGTTGTTACATTATACCAAGCATCGATACCTACTTTCCAATCCTTTAAAGTATCAAAACCGTAACCTTCAAAAAACTCTGTTATAGTAGGTTCGTATAATGCTAATAGATCATCCCAGTATAGTTGTTTAGCATTAGGAAAGTAATCGCTATAAACATTACAAAATTCTGAGTTAGGACCGTTTTTAATAAACTCATCTAAAAGATGTGTTGTAAGAAAATTCTTAATACGATCGTGACTTTTTACTTTGAGTTTATAGATGTCTGTAGTAAAGAGTGTTTGCTTTTGCATTAATCCTCTTTAAAGCCACCACCGTCCATTTCGACATTAATGACTTCTGCTTCTTGTCTTGCGTTGTTGGCAGATACCAAACGTTCTAGTTCACCGTGTAATCTAGATTCAATCTGACCAATAGTTAATGCTAGTTGTTCTGCTTGAGGCAAAGTAAGTCTAACATCTTTTGCGTTAGACTGTTTTGCTGTTTTTACTTGTTGGATAAACTGTTCTAAAGGAACAGTATTAATCGGCTCGTTTGTCATCTGCATTTGCCTTGCTTAGTTCTTGACGCATAATAATTTCTGTCTTAAAAGGACCTTTAGAAGTATAACCTTCAATGGTCATTAGTTTAGGACAAAAACTTCTTACCCAGCCTTTATCAAACCTAATAATATAATATCCTGCACAATATAAAGATTTAGATTTCTTGCTTTTTGTAAACAATGGTAGTTTACGTTTTACATCATACATTGAATTATGAGGAACACAAGAAGTAGGAAAACCTTGTACTTCTTTTTCTACTTCAGGTTTATTACTAGCATCTTTGATACCCCATTCAATGTTGATATCTTTTGCTAGTTGTTTTTCGTTATCATAAAACTTTGTATGAGTATTACAACAATACATATAGGTTTTATCTTCTTGTTTAGAAAGAGTACCGATTCTCTCGCCATCTTCTTCAACAATCCAGAATTTACCTGCTACGATTGGATTTGCTTTGATGTGTGTCATAATACCCCCTTAAAAGTTTCGTTGTTTATTACAGTTATCTTAATGTCTTTGTTAGCCGCCAATGCCGCATAAATCCTTGTTCTACCATCGATTACAAATTTTTTATCTTTGTAATCTAGTATCAATGGTGGCTCGCAGGTTTCATTTTCAACTGCGAGTAGAGTATCTGCAATAGCAAATTCACGTTCTCTAAAATCACGCTTATCTCTCTTTTGCATTTCCTCAATAAACTTTTTATCATATCCCGTATTACCACTTACACGTTTGATTTCATTTAACGTATATTCGTCTTCCGGCATATTGACTAAGTTATTTAATTCTAAAATTGCTTCTCGAGACAGATTTTGGACAGGAAGTTTGTCTAGTATTTTACCAATTTCGACAGCCGCCTTATCTCTCTTGTAGTTATCCATAGGATGATCAGATCCAATATCTATGGGCAGATTTTCAACATATTCTTTAATATCAGGGTCGTGTTGCCCTAATAGTTCATATGCATAAAAGTACCCTACGTCACTCATTGATATCTCGCATTCAATGGATCTGCAAAACTTTGTATTTGCTCTGCAACTTTGTTTAATTCGTGTTTAGCACAAAACTTCATAAGTTTAATGCCTACTTGCTGTATTTCTTTAGGTACACTATTTTCTGCAATAGTTGTAGCCATAATTTGTTTAATTTCGTCTGGTTGTGCTGACAAGTCACATAATGTAACATTGCGATTATAATCATCTAGTACGCGATGTTCCACACCATTATGATCAACCCAACGCTGTAGCATAAGATTGTTCCAATTATAGCCTTTTGTATTCTTATCAGCAAATGCTTCTTGTAAGCCAACTTTGTTCTTAGTACCTTTGACTCTAACGCCTGGATAGGCTGAGAAGACGTTGTCACTGGTATCACCTCGCATACATTTTTCAAATAATAGCCATTGTGGATTTGGAGCACCTTTAGGCTCCTTAGTCTTTTTATCTACGATAGGTTGACGTTTTTTATCGTCAAAGTAACCTTCGTGTGTAATAATAGTATTGCTAACACCGTTGTATTGTTTTACGTTAGGTGCAATAAGTTGTGCAAAGTCTCCGTCAGTTGAAATAATAACATGATCGTCGTTAGGATGTGATTGAATCCAGCCTGCAATTAAATCATCTGCTTCTAGTACAGGATTATGTAAAACGGTACAATTAGTTTTAGTTGTAACAAAGTCTTTAAACTCGTCAAACATTTCCCAGAATACAGTTTCTTCTTCTTGCTGAGAAGCAGTAAGAGCATCACGAGCAACTTGTCTATTACGTTTATATGGCTCGTAATAATCTTTACGCCAACTTCTACCTTCTAAGCAGAATACAACATGACTGCCGTCAAAATCTTGCCATGCCTTTCTAATACTACTTAGAGTAATATGAAATGCCATACCAACTTTAGTTGTTAGGTCGCCACGCATTACGTGCCTTGCACGGAAAAACGTATTTG